AACAACCATTACGTCTTTTTTTACATTTTTTGGTGTATGATCCAAAAATTGTTCTTTATAATGCAAAGACATTGTAAAATCTTCATTGCTACATTTCCAACCAAAGTCTTTTTCACTAACATTTAGATAAAAGTCTGCCCATAATGGAATAACAAATGCATCTTTGTAAAAATCAACAATGCCAGGACAATTTTTAAACGTACCTTTGTCAAATGGATTACCTTCTTCTAACCATCTTGGCATTTTCTTAAACCATTCAGGAAAAAATTTATTGGCAGGTTGTACTGGCTCTAGTTCCGTCAGGCCAGGTACAGTACTCCACCATTCAACTTTTGGTTTTTTACTGCCTATCAATCCAGTCAAGTACGTTTTCAAACTCATAGTTTAAACATTCCTGTAATTTTTTATTATCAGCACAGGTATATGCTTGATAATTTTTTGCTATATCTTTTGGCATTGGAATTTCTTCAACTTTTACATTGTATTTGTCAGCAATTTTGTGTGCAATAGTTTTAAAACTAATTGCTTCGCCTGTGCCTACGTTAAAAATTCCACTTTGATCAACATCTATCATTTTTTCATGAATTTTACAAACGTCTTCTACACTTACAAAGTCACGTTTGTAGTTTTCACTGTTTTCAAATAATTTAATATTGTTATTTGCTTTTGCTTGTTTAGTAAATTTACTAATAGGACTCATTTGATCACCTTTATGATCCTCGCCGTGTCCATAAACATTAAAATATCTAAATCCTTGAATACTAATTTTGAAATCTTTGATATAACTTTGAACAAATCTATCAACAAGGTACTTTGACCAACCATATGGACTTTCAGGATGTAATGGTGCGTCCTCATTAAAGTTATCTGTGTTACCATATAAGTTAGCAGTGCTTGAATACTGCAAACTTGTACCCATCATATCACAAAGTTCGATTAGTTTCATAGTGAAATCTGTGTTTTGTACCATAATTTTTTCAACATCTGTTTCGGTGGTACTACTAATTGCTCCGCAGTGTATGACTCTGTCACACTGTGAAGGGTCTGGATACTTGTTTGGTACATAAGTCCAACCTTCTACCTGGTGCCCTGCGTTAACAAGATGACTTGCAACTGCATGACCTATAAATCCATCAGTACCTGTGACTAATATTTTCATTAATCTTTGCCTTCTTTAGAAATATCATCAATACGTTTTGTCGTTGTGTCTTTGCTAAATGAAGCGGCTACAAAACTAGCGGCCGCTAACATAGGAATAGTGTAAACCATTTTATCTGTCATATATGCAACAAGGTACGTTGGTAATAAAACTATCACTGCTTGAATTAATCCAATTTTATATTTTTTCATTTAATTTTTCTATTGTTTCTGTTGTGCTATATCCTTCAACTATTGGAAAGATTTCTACTTTTGCAATTTTGTGTCCAACCACTGTTTCAACTGTATAGTCTCCACCTTTGACGATTATGTCTGGACGTATTTTGGTTATTTCATCTATTGGTGTGTCACCGTCAAATATAACAACTTCGTCAATAAATCCTAATTGTTCTAACTGTTCTTTGCGTTTAAATTCATCGTTAATGGGTCTAGTTTCGCCTTTTAAACGTTTTACACTGTTGTCACTGTTTATACCTACTATTAACTTTTTACCAAGCGTAGCGGCGTGTCTAAGTAGTTTTAAATGGCCAGTATGTAGTATATCAAACACTCCATTAGTCCATACAACACCACGATTCAAATCATCGTTGGTTACTACTGTAACACCTCTTTTCTCAACCACTCTTGAAGCACCATAACAAGCAAGAGCACATGAGTCAGGAACTGTTTTTCCTTTATTCAAACCATGTGCAATAATTGCCATTACAGTATCTCCAGCACCCGATACGTCTGCAACTTCTAAAACTTCTTCTTTGCAATGCCAATGATCAGTAGAGTTCACAATATGGATACCATCAGCGCCATCAGTTACAACTAACCATTCCCAATCATACTCTTTTAGATGGTCTCTTGCATCTACATAATTAAATTCGCCAAACCATTCAACATATTCTTTCATGTTTGGTTTAACTAAAAATGCACCTGTGTAGTATGAGGGTGATTGTTTAGGATCTACTAAAACTTTTGCACCTTTGCCTAATGCTTTTGCTACTGTGTCACGTCTTACAGCACCTTTGTTATAATCACTTATTACGACTAAATCGTTTTCATTGACACTATTAATAAATCTATCTTCTGCTTCGGTACATTCGCATATTGCATCAGTGTCAAATCTACAAATCTGTTGACCTTGTGTGCTTACAATTCTAACTTTACTTGTTGTAGCCTCCATGCAACTAGACAAGTATGAATTAACTTTTGTATCTTTTAATAAATCTAAGAAACCATAACCTTGCTTGTCTTTGCCTAATGGTCCATACAAGTCTACTTCGCCATTTATACTTGCTAGATTAACTGCTAAATTACCTGCACCACCTACGTTTCTTTTGTAACCTCTTTCTAATAAAACAGGAACAGGTGCTTCTGGACTTATTCTGTCCACTGAACCTATTCTCCATTCGTCAAGCATTACGTCACCGTAAACTAAAATGGCCATTACTTCTCCAATAATTGAATTAAATCAAAAACAGTTTCTAATTTAGTTTGATTTGTTTTGTTCTGTAGAGTGTTTTTCAATCCCATGTGTAATGGTTTAGGCCATTTGTTAAAACTTGCCCATGCATAACCATCATGTTCTTCATTAAGTACAGGAATAAACTCTTCATTTACTACTACAAGATATGTGTGAAATTTAAATTTTTCGTCAGTGCTTACAAATGTTTCTAAAGGAATAGTTTTAGTAATTTTTGGTAAAGTACCAATTTCTTCCTTTATTTCTCTTTGTAGACTTTCCCATGGAGTTTCTTTGGTGTTATTAGTACCACCTACTAATCCCCAAACATTGTTCTGTTTGCTCTGTACTCTATGCAAAAACAAAAAACGTTTAGTTTTTAATGAATAGAATAAGGCACCACTACAAATAATATCTTGACTCATACTATTAATTATTTAAAATAGTAGGTGCCAAGTGCCGTTTCGGTATTCGCCTTCGAAAGATAGCACCCATTCTTCGCCAGTCCATTTATATTGGATGCCTGTATTAAGATTAGTTTGGTAAATGATGTCAGTATTTTCACTAGCATCAAATAGGATAGACCATTTAGAACCGTCCCATTCTACAATGTCATTTACACTAGCAACAAAGTCTGTGTTGTCTGCATTTTTCCAAGCATCTGGACCGTCAGTATTGCTTGTACTTCCAACATCTCCTAAAAGTAAAAATCTAGTGCCAGCATTTTTTTGTACTGTTGGATTAAATGTTGTAGGATCTATTATATAATCTATTTTACTTCTGTTACCTGTTGAACCTGCTATAACTTTATCTGTTGGGAAAGTATCTGTGTCCCAATTTATAATTAAATTTCTATCGTCTGTACTATCAATTGCCACAGCACCATTTATACTTGTTGTTCTACCTGTTCTTGATAGTTGTAATTGACTTAATCCAGATCTAAATACACCTGGCATTGCTTCAACGTATTGTGTCCAAGTTACTCCACCTAATTTTCCTTTGTGAATTAATTTAGCAACATTGCCCATTACTAGTATATCTAAATTATTGTATGTTGTTACACGAACACTTGCAGTATCTTTACGTTTAACTTTACTATCTTCTTCTAAATCAGTAGTAGGACTTTCAGCACCACCATCACTATATGATTTTAATTCAGGCATACTTTCTCCTAAATTAATTGTTCCTTTACTTTCATCAAATATACTCATAACAATATTTGTAATGACACCAAGTTTTTTAACTTTGGTTGGTGGTGAAATGTATATAGGTGTTTTCAATCCTAATTGACTTACGTCTATTTCTGATTCTGTTCCAACTGGAATACTTCTTGAACTAAAGTTTACATTATCTAATTCAACAACACTTAAACTTGTCCAGTCAACATAGTTATCTGTAGTTTGTATTTCTAGACTAGGATTAAACATCATTAAAATTTGTTCCATAATTTGTAATTTTTGATCTGTATTAGTTGACCAAATATCAGCAGTAAGTTCTAATGTATATGGAGTAGGCATCAAACGTTCTACTGTTACGTTTTTGCCTTGTGTGTTTAAGTATTCTTTTCCTGCACTGTCATATGTGCGTTCTCTAAGATGCACTTTACTAACAAATGTTGAATCACTGATTCTATCTCTGTCTAATTGTAATCCTGATATGTAAACACTAATACGTGGAGCAGAAGGAATTTTATTTTCTGAATTATCTCTAAGAATATGTCCTACTTGTCTTGTGATATCACCGTACATAACAGGAACCTTAACCAAAGCACCTTTACCATCTTTGTAGGTAAAGTTACTTAACAGCCTGATCATCTGTGTAACATATCTTCTTATCTGACCATCATAAAAATGTTGC